AAGCGTTGTCGGCAGTGCGAGAAGGGTCTGCATAAAACCCATGCTCATCACATAAAGATTTAAGTCGCTCGGCTACGGGTTTCCATTCAGCACGGGTAACTGTACTCGTTAGCCTCCAATAAGCGTGTATGCCCCGCCCACTATTAACAACAGTAGGCAAACGTAAACAAATTTGTTTACAAAATGTTTTAAGGGCAGCTAGTCCCTCTTCTTGTGTAGCGTAAAGTTTTCCTTCTCCGCAATCAATATCAATCCAAAAAGCTTTAATTAAATCGCCATTAGGTTGAATGCGCCCTTCTTTAGGGTCTTTGTACTTAGCACAAGCAAAGTAAACGTTTAATTTGTTTTGAAGTAGCTCATCAATTTTTGTAGTTACATCAGCTAAAGTTTGATGAAAGGTTTGAGAAGCTGGTTTTCCTCCGTCTTGCTGTAAACCGACTATGCAATACCATCCCTCTCCTTCGGGGGGCAGTACTGCTGTCAGTAAGTCTATCGTCGCCATATAACCTCATAACCGAAAAAGAAGGGGTAGCGAGGGGCTCGGCAAGTCCCCGATTCGCTCCGTCGAACTAGCTACCCCGTGGGTGTTAAGCCTTTAAAAGCTTTTCTATTTGTTCAGCATTATTCTTGTGCGGTCTAGCTGCACCTGTAAACCATTGGTAGATAGTCATACGAGACACACCAAACTTATCCGCTACCATAGCGACTGGTATATCTCTGGCTATGCACCACTTACCAAGGCGAACTCCAATATGCTTAGAGTCAGCGCCTCGGTTAGCTTGCACAAGTCTATAGCTATAGCCTCTTAAATTCATTCGGCTTCATCAGTAGACCAGCCGCTCATCACAGCTTTTAGGTCACGCTTAGCTACGGGCTCTGCTTTCTTTTCCTCACGCTTTTTAGGCTCAGGAATAACTTCAGCAGATTCGCTACTAGCTTCTACTTTAGCCACCGGTGCAGCTAGCTTAGGAGAAGTAGTTTGCGCTACCGTCATGGTAATCAGGCTTTTAGCTAACGGGCTATCACCCATTTTCTTGGCTTGTTCCCATTCGTCTTTTTCTAAGAAACGCACAGGGCGGAAGAATAACTTACCAACTGTTGAGTCTTCATCAAATCGCATTTCAGTAACCAAAGTATTTAAGTTATAGCCTTGTGAGCCAACATACTTAGCATACTGGTTGAAAGGCATGTGATCTAAATCGCCTGGGCTCTTCATATCATAAAAAATTGATTTTGATTGCAAAGTCATTTGATAGACATCACCGCCTAAGTCAGAAGCTAAAGCTACTGCAACCCGACGATTTTTACGGCAGGCTTTAGTTTTGCCTTGGCCTGAACCTTCAATATCTTGTGAACAACCCATACATGTAGCATTCTGTGGGTCTCTGGCTGACGGATCAGGTCTTTCACCATCGTTAGACCAACAATCAGGGGCCGCACCAGTATTATCTTTAGGGTCATATGCCTTCAAATAAAATGTACGAGAAATATGCTTAGAGGCATTAATAATAACAACTTCTAATTTGCCATTATTGGTCTTAGAAATCTCGGTGCCGTTTACTTTAAGCACAAACTTATTGTTGCCAAGCGTAATGCGCTTGATCTGGTTTTCTCCACCCGATAGGGATTTTGTTATTTCATCAAGCTCGACCTCTTTGAGGTAATCGGGTAATTGATTGTTAAACAAGGCGACGTTACTCATTTGCTTCTCCTTACGATAATTGCGTATGTGCTATCCACGTTTAGACCGGCGGGATGCAATTCCGGATTCTCCTCCAAAAACTGACGCATATTGGTTTGATGAATTCTTCGTTCTAATAATTCAGGTGCAGCATTCTCGAATAAAAACTCGTAGAATTTTTCCCAATCATTAGTCCAGTATTTATTTTTAACGCTACGCATAGCGGTACCAAACTGAGTTTTAATACTGTCGGCGCCGGTTTGTTTGCACACCTCAAGTATTTGCTGTGATATTAAATCTAACTGCTCAGCAAAATCAGCTTCTTTGGCTTCTAGTTCTTTGCGCACTTCGTCACGTGCATCACGTATTTTAATGTAGACTTCAACGAGCTTATCTACGGGGGTATTTTCCATCTTCGTTTTCCTTTAGTTATATTCGGGTCTATGCCCGATGTTTAATACTACAACCACAACTTTACTTTGTCAACTACTTTCTTTTACTTCTTTATTATATAAATCAATTATTTTTTCATGTACATCTAGCTTATTTTGCAACATGTTATACAGTCTTGTCTCTACGGGACTACCCTTAATATGAACAATAGTCATGGGGTTTTTTTGTCCTTGCCTATCTATACGTGCATTAGCTTGCAAATAAGTCTCTATAGACGTTACTGGAGCGTACCAGATTATTACATTAGCAGCAGTTAGTGTTACTCCGTGGGCGGCAGCTTGTGGTTGTATGATAAGAACCCTAGGGTCTGGTTCTTCTTGAAAGCGTTTAAAAATTTCAGTGCGTTTATTTACAGTAACGGCCCCATTTATAACTTCACAAGTAATGTGTGCTTTCTTTAAATGCTCTTTAAGTAGTTCTATTGTGTGGGTAAAGGGCACAAATACAAGCACCTTGTGGCTTGCTTCCTCAATTACTTCCTCAATTACCTTAAGACGATTACTAACATCAAACTCAACAACACTGCCGGTATCAGAATACACAGCCCCACCAGAAATTTGAAGCAGTTTATTAAGGTTAACAGCAGCATTAACAGTCGAGATTTCTTCTCCATCTGCCACCATAAGCATTTCTTTTTTGAGAAGCTTGTAGTACTTCTCCTGTTGCGCAGTAAGGGGGGCGTCCCGAAACACATGAGTAACCTCCGGTAGGTCTAGGCAATCTTTCTTTATAAAACGAATTGCGGGTTGAAGAGCATTAAATACTGTCTTATCAGAATCGGGTTTTGGTAGCCATTTAAATTTACTAATGTTAACCATGGTTTGATCACGGAAACTACCAAAGAATCTAGGCACATTGTCTGGTACGCACATCTTAGCTAAACCAAAAGCATCTGTAGGGGTCTGCGCAGCGGGGGTACCCGTCATCATCCATAGCCACGTACGAGGAGTTAAGATGCGGTTTAAAGTTTTCCAACGCTCAGTAGTTACCGTTTTGTAAGCATTGGCTTCATCAATAATAATCAAGTCAAAGTTTTGTTTTGCAATGTCGTCGGCAACAATACTAACGCCATCATAATTAATAATTACAAACTCAGTGTCACCTTCAATAATAGCTTTTCTTTTTGTTCTATCGCCATAAGCTATGCCTACTCTGCGGTGCATTGCAAATTTAAATAGATCAGCCTGCCATGCCGACTGCATAATGGAAAGAGGGCAAATAATTAAAACTCGCAACACCTTCTTTTGTTCTAACAAATAATCTGCCGCCCATATTGCTGAAGCAGTCTTGCCTGTGCCTTGCTCATTAAAACAAAATGCACGGCGGTTTAACGTAAGAAAATTTGATGTTTCTTTTTGGTGCGCCATAGGCTTAAATAACCCGGGCCATTTATAGTCCCTTTGAATAGGCGAAGGAACCTTTTTAATGCGTAATTGATTTAGTGCTTGTGCTTCTTCTAGCCCCCAATGCACAGCTACCTTATGCAAGTTACCGTCGCTATCAATAACTTTGCTTCTAGGAATACATTCAGTAACTAGGTTTGGCCTACTAGTGGTAATAAGTATTGCTTTATTATCAAGTATTTCCATTTTTAGGTTTATTTTTCTTTACAGTATGGTCTGAGTTTCGGCTAAACGATCTATTCGCACTAGCAGCTTCTACTCTTAAATTCGATTTAACCGTTTTGCCACCTTTGGATAATGGCGTTTTGTGGTCAACATCTTTGCCATCTCCTTTGTGAGCCAACCCAGCGTCAACCATAAGCCTTCTCGCTTTATTGCGTTCTGCTCGTTTCTTTTTAACGGCTGGTGTACCATCGTATTGTTCATATTCCTTCTTGTAGGGGCGGGGTTTGTTCACGTAAGGCATATTTGTCTTCCTCTTTATGATAAAAATAGACGCTTCCATCGCCTAATACCACGTATTTTGGCAAGTTTTCTGGGTCTGTTTGGGTTAGTTCTTTAAGGATTTTATCAGTTTTATCGTCTATATCTACCCAACCAGCAAAAGGAATTGGCTCACTCACTTTGTTCTCCTTTGTATCTCACGCTCAAGGTACCAGCGGGCTTTACGTAAATCTTCAATTGCCTCGTTTTTAAGGTCTGCTCGCCATATATACTTAATAGCATTCCCTAAGTTAAACCCCATGTGCTCGGTAATGTGAATGCACTCCACCCCCGATGGGTGGCTTGTATAGTGCTTTGGATGATTAACTTTATCCTCGTTCATGCTGACCTCGGTAATGTGCCGCTAAAGCTATAAGTTCCTGTATGACTAAAGTTAGCCCAAGGCGCACACCATACGGTGAATCCGGCTTGCCTTGCTATTTTGCAGAAGTGGTAATCCTCAGACAATAGGCGGTTAGACTCCTCATCAATACTAGTAGCAAAGAACTCCTTAATTATTTTAACTTTACGTACTACATCAACTGCGTGGTACATATCATTAGTGTAGCTTGGAACTTTATCATTTAATGCCTCAAATACTTTACGCTTAATTAACATAAAACCAGTTCCGCCATTAGCAATTTCAATAGGTTCATTAACATTACCTGTTTTGGTATGTTCGCCGTGTGCTAGGTTTAATACAAATGCTCCAGTATGAAGGTGTAATTGGTCGGGTGGTACCCCTGCTTTAACGGCTTCAGTTACTTGTACCCAGTTAATTTCTTTCTTGGGGTAAAGTCCACAGATAATGTCTTTGTCTGCCGCAACCATACGAGGAATATCGTTGGGGTTAAAAGCTATGTCGGCATCAATAAACATTAAATGGGTAGCTTCTGACTCCATAAAATCATAAGCCATTGAGTTTCTAGCACGGGTAATCAAGGACTCATTCATCATAAAGGAGTAGTACATCTGAATATTGTTCTGTCCGCATACACCTACTGTCTGCATAATTGCTGATGAATACATACCCGTACACATCCCACCATACATCGGTGTAGCTACAAACAACTTGGTCTGTTGTGGTGGCTTTTGTACTTGAATCATCTGTGCTACTTTGTTCTTCTTAAAACTCATTTCATTCTCCAAGGTAAAATTTTATATGCTTCTTTCATTAATTTGTTGCCGTCTCCAAACATCTTAAGTAATCTTTCGGGCGCTCGGTAATTAACCGTAGCCTCTCCTGTGCATCCGAAGGAAGGCAAATTTGTGCTGGCAGCTTTATAGAAGGGACGGTCTGCGCCCCATTGCCCATAAAAACTGTGCGCCACAGTAACCA